TGGCCTGAGACATCAGGACCAGTAAAAGGAACTCCACTAAAACAATGAAAGCATTTATCGGAACACAAATCAGCAGATTTTTCAACTCAGGAAAATGGGCATTGAAACTGATCTTTCTTGTTGTAATGGTTGAGTTAGGTATTGTTGTAGGTGCTATTGCTACTCAAGAACTTGATGAAAACGATAGTAACAACATCAAACATATATTATCTTTAGTTGCTACAAAGTCATTTGCCCTATATGCAGCAGAGAAAGGTATAAAAGAGAAAGAACAATGAAACTTTACTCCCTCCAATACTTAATAAGAAAATACTTTCGTCTTCCTCGAAAGAAATTGTGGATTGCTGCTTTAAAACTGAACCGTGCTCCAGTTTTATGGTATAATGAGGAAGTAGAGCAGAGAAGAAATAAAGAAAAATTAAGAAAACAACGAATCTCAAAACTTTATCCAAAACAATGAAATACACATCAGCATTAATTCTAGGCATTATATTTGCCTTCATGGTATATCTCCCGAACATGGCATATGCCGAAACAACTAATAATGGTGAAACATTATGGGTTCAAGTTCCTCAGTGGTCAGATGACTGGGAAAAATGTGCAGTAGATGTACCAGATGCTGCATGTCATTGGTATGTTGCTAATGCAGACAATACATTTGGTGAAGGATTTAATTGGGAAGATGCACCTTGGTATAGTGTAGAGGGATTAAAAGATGTCGCACCTATACAAAAGAAGACTGTAGTAGAAAAGTTGCAGGAGATAGGATGAATTATTCTGAAGTAATGCAAGTGTATAAACAACCAATATCAATGAAATACATACCTTTAAAGCATGTACCTAATATTTTTAGAGGTGCTTTGACTGTAGCAATATTATGTCAATTCCTTATATTAAGTTAAATGGTGTTAATGTACCTTTTAATCAGGTACAACCAATCGGTATAACAGATACTCGCATATGGTTATTCACTCCACCATCAACAATACCAAATCATATTCCAGTAACTACTCAGATTGGAGTTCCAATCGTGGATATGCCTGGTTGCGTGAAGATAAGTCGAGAGAATTCCAGTCGGAAGGAAGGCAATAACAGCAAGGCACTAGTAAATGACGACCCCAAAGGTAATATTGTATTATGTGATGGCGGTCTTCCTTACTACGAACCGACTGACTATGAATCAGAGGATTTAACATGGGAAACAGTTGTAACAGAAAATGATGAACCACCTCCAGTAGATACAGGTGATCCTCCTCCACCTCCAGAATCGGATACATCACCACCTGATACACCGAAAGAAGATAAAGAAATAGAATGTCCACCAATTAATGCTCAGAGAGTAGGTGATAGATCCCAAAAGGGTGATGAACAAATAGCAGGATACAAATTAACACCTGATGGATTAATCTGTGAGACAATTTGGGAACCAGTTCCTGCAGTTGAGCAATTTTTACCCTCAGCAGGAATGGTAACTACTACTGTCGCTGTTGCTACTGTGGCAACTGCGTCTGCCCTATTTGCAAAACCTTTAGCAGATCTGCTCCTCCGAGTTGTGAAGCCTGCTGTGAAGAAGGGGATTGATTCTGTGAAGAAGAAGATGGGAAAGACTGATAAGAAGTTGTCTCGTTCTCAGATTTTATCAAATAAGTATCGGGATTCAAGGGGTCTTCCTCCTTTGAAGAAGTAGGATTATTCCATTTTGGTTGTGGGAAGTCATGTTGATGCTGTACAACTTGACCGCCTGGTGCTGTAACTACTACATCTGAACAAATAGCAGCATATTGAGACTGAGGGTGGAAAAATATACCAGATTTTTTTAGCTCACCACAGTTTTTTAACCTAGCTAATTCAAAATCGAGTCTCTTATTGGCAACTAATTGATTTTGCATGTTATTCTGTGCTACTGCTGCCTGTTCACACAAATCTCTTAGTTTTTTATTTAATGGTATGGATAGTGTAGCAGATAAACCTAAGTTGAGACTTTGATTTGCTCTCATGTCTGTACGAATAGGTTTGAACCATATAGGGTCTAATGATTGATTTGTTACTGCATCTGGAACTCCATCACCTGCAGGAACTGATTCTGTTATCTCCATGTCATCACCATCAGCAAACCATCTACTACCATCTGATTTAAGAGTTGTATTGTACCAAGTTTCCCAAGGATAGTTCTTAACTGTCCTAGTTTGATCTACCATTCTACCTGTTATATCTGTAGTATTATATTGTGGTTCGTTATAAAAATCTTCCCAAGGATGCTTTCTTGAGTCTGCAAACTGGAAGTATGGAGTTACATTTAATGTTCTACCTTGACAACTGACTCCACCACCATAAGTATTAGTTATATAAGGACCCTGTAAAACTTGTATAGCTTGATTGGTCACCGAGCCAGAACTATTGGCGATCGGATTTGCAGTCGCAGAAACACCACCTACACCCTCTGCATAGGTTGGTGATGCAACAAACAATGCTGCTATTGTGTAAAGGTACTTGTCGTATCTGTGACGCTTTGGATGGTGGTGCTGCGTTGTATTATTGTTTGGTTCGTCATACCTGGTCCTTGATAGCTTTGTGTAAATTGGAAAGCACCATTTGGATCTGATATTGTAAAGTTGTTTGGACTGGAGAAATCTAACGAGTCGAATGAAGATGTTACGCTTCCCGTTATGATTCCATTGCCATTTGTCGCTGACACACCTGGTGTCACCGAAACCGTTGATGTTGTCACTGGTGGATTTAGGGCAGCTCCGTTGTTGTCGATGCCCGTTCCTGTCACTGAGTATTCCCATCCTGTACGATAATCAATTGAATTTATGGTTTCCTGTACCGTAGATTGAGTCTCGGTACGGCTCGTCATTGAGCCTTGTTGGAAATTAGGGACCACTGGAACAGCAGTCGCAGTCTGTGCATTCGCAAGGGCAAGTGCACCCGCAATCAGCACAAACTTCAGTTTCATGGTCATGAGTCATCAGTCTATGCTTATCTCGGAAACAAATTGTCCAGTAGCTGTTGTACCTGCTCCACCTGCTGTTAGTGTCATCACACCTGCTGAGGTAATTGTACCAGCTAATGATCCTGCTACTCCTCCAGACTGTGTAACTACACTACCGTAAGCTGGCATGTCTGCTACTATTCCAGAAGATACATCTACACCTGATCCAATAGGTGCTACGGCATCTCCATGAACAAAACTCTCGGAAAGGCTGAAAGCCGACCCTGCTGTCGTCACAGTGTAAACACCTTGAGTTTGTGTTGCTGCTGCTGTAGTTGCACTATCTCCAGATGCTTTAGTTAGACCACCCATAGTACCTGCAGTGATATTGTTACCACTTACAGTATATGTAGACCCAATTCTGTTAGCCTGAGTTGCTGCACCATCAACAGAAAGTTGTGTTGATGTGGACAGTCTATGTGTCAAATCTGCTTTAACCTGAGTTGTAAGTAACCCAGTTCCTGCTATCATAATGAAGGCGATAATTTTCTTCATTATCCTGTTTTTTAGTATTATTACTTACTAATATATAGGCTCTTAGATTTCGTATAATTCGCTGCTTTCTAGTTCCATTCGGATGTCATCATGCAATCTTTCTTGTGCTTCTTGCTGACTTAACTTGTTAGCACTGGGAAGTCCCTGTTGACCTGGCAACTCTCCTTCATACTGTGCAGTAACATCAACAATATGTGGTGGTAATGGTTTAGGAGCATCTATCCTCCTGTAAGTATAAGTTTCGTTTTGATGCTCTTCATGCAACTCAAGTGTTCTGATTGCATATTCTTCATGACTACAATCACAATACTGCTGACCCCTATCATCGAATACTCTATAAAAGGGGTACATGTGCTCAGGTATTCGCATAGTGTGTTAATTTTGAAATAAGGATTTTAGTTCTTTTTTTTGCTGCTCTAAGTGCTTGTGGTTTTAGAGTTCGCTTAGGTTCTTTCTTACTATGGTGTTTCCAGTTTGGAGTGATCATGCATCTGACCCCCTTCCGTAGTAATATTGTTCGTAGTATTTTTCCATCTCATCAACTGGATCTTTGTTGACAATTTTATCTTTTTGTATGTCAATAAACTCTATATGTGACCTTATGAAGTCAGCATCATCTTGCTCCACCGAACACGGTGCTGTATCTATTGATTCTTTTTCCATTTCCATTGCCACGACCAGTATCTTGATATTTAGGTGGCTACAACTTTTATCTCTTCGTAGGAGATATCTTCGGGTTCTAAGACTGTTTTACAGAACTCAACCACATTTATAAACTCTTGTCCTTTTTTACAAGTGACGAGTTTTTCTTCACCATCTGATGATATGCAATTGATAGTTCTTTTTTGTACATTAATCACGACTCGTGAAATGTACTCGTCTTCTCTACCCATAGTGTGATGTAACCAGAAAATACCATTATAGCATGAGAGTACCATACCGTCAAGCAATAGGATATATTATATAGTATTTGTATTTGGTGATCCTGCGAATCTAGAGTCGTTGGTTATTCTTTGATCTATGGGAACTTTATTTGGATCGTAGTTTGGATCAGGATAATCATGCCAAGTATTTCCTTCATACTCAACAATCAGAGGATTAATATCTTTTCTCTCTCCATATACATGGTAGAAACAATCTACATTTCCTGATAGAGTTATCTTTTCATTATTAAAGTCCATCACAATTATATCCTGTGATGACCCAATTGGTTGTAGTTGAACAGATATACTATCTTCATGAACTAAATCTTTCCAATAGTCAGGTAAAGTTATTTCATTTGTTTTAGTTCTACCTCTACAATATACTGCGACCTCTGGTCCTTCAATACATGCATATCTCAGTCTATGTCCCTCACCCTTGGTAGGATGAACCATGTCAAATGGTTTGGGTAAACTATCAGCAGTTGCAAATCTTGATGTTAGTTGTCCAATACCTGCTCCAAAATTTGCATCACCTGCTACGACTAGAGGAGTTCCAGTAGTACCTTGAATATATACATCTCCCTGTTGATAGGTAGCACCTCCAACATATAATCTAGACTTTAGATCTGTGTCATTACATACATAAAGTTCTTTCTCTACCTGTACTTCTTGGAATGTTGATATTCCTGGTCTAACTAGAAGATTACCAGTATAGATTCTTACATCACCATTAGTAATCTCTATGTCAGTAGGACGGGATGGTATCCCTTGTACATCTATAAACCCTGAGCATATAACGGGATCTTCAAAATAATTTGTAGCATCACCAATTTTATATGGTTTGTTTGCTATGTCTTCTTTAGCACTACAGTTAAAGGAGTTTGGATTAGATTCTGCCATGATTATTCTAGTGTGTAGTCCTCTGATACGGTATCAACAGCAATAACTTCCTCACCTTGAAGAAGTTTTTGTTCAACATCTTCAGAAGTTTGAACTGATTTGTTAAGAGCATTTGGTGTATTCTTAGCAGAAAGAAGATCTTGTTTTAATGCTTCCATTCTTAGTGCAGTAGCATTATTAACACTATCTAGTTTCTGTTCAGCAGGTATGTCTGGGTGAGTTGGGTTAGCTCCACCTTCAAGTGTTGCTAGTGAATCACTAGATTGATTACTAACAGTTGCTGCAGCACCTTTACCAACACTTCCAGTTCCAAATTTTTCTTTTCTTCCAGTAAGAGAATTACCACCTTCAGTAACACCTAATTCTTTTGATGCTGATGCGTTCAATGAATCTATATTACCTGTTAATACTTGATTCTCTGTAGCTGGTATTGGTGTTGGTGGTTCTACTAGATTATCTGGATTTTGTAATGGATCAGGTGTTCGTTGCTCTGTTGCTTTGTTAGTATTTTCTATTGCCTCTATGCCACCTGTCTGTGAAGTAACACCCAAATCCTTAAGACTAAATCCAAATCCTTTTAATGCTCCTCCTATCACACCATTGAAACTACCTGCTGCTGCACCTGATATTACTGACTGTGCCATTGGAGCAAAAATCTTTGCCAACACACTATCAGGAATAAAACTATTTTTGGTTATCCTTGCACCCCATGTCTCAGGAACTAAATTACCTCTCAATGCTTTAACTTGTGCTGTATTTGCATCCAGAAGAATTCTACCACAAGATGAGTGTAAGTTTATATTTCTTCCTGCGTTTATATCCACATCTCTATCAGCAGTAAGCATAATATCTTTTCCATGTAATCTAATTCTACCTCTAGAAGCAGTGATAGTTATATCTCCTGTAGCAGCACTTACTCTAATATCAATACTATTAGGATCGTTTTTATCTCCCGCATTAATCTCTATACTTTTATCAGATGATATTCTACCTAGTCCTGTTCCATGACCATGTGCTATTAAAAATACTTCACCATTATCATTAGATGAATATATTTTAGTTGGTTCAGGACCGTCTCTTCCTTGTCTTGGACTACCAGTTTCTATTCTAAAGTGTCCACCTCTAGAATCAACAACTCTTCTTCCCCAGTTCTGTTCTGCCATTATATTTTACCTATACAGTCTATTACTTTAGCAACTCTAGCAGGTGCTTTTGCTTCTGGTATTGTACCGAATACTGGTCTAAGAACAGCACCGACACCAGTTGCAGATTTCATTTCTATCACAGGAGGGACATCATATTTAAGAATATTTAGAACCTCAACTGACTGGACTCCACCTGTATCTGGATCTACTTTTACATCAAATACAGGTGTCTTTAGGATCTCCTCTGTAGTTAAATTTGCATAAGCATCAGTAAACTCATCATCATCAGAGGGTGCAAATCCTGTCTGGAATATGAATACAGTTTCATCAATCTGATCGCCAGGTACATAACCTCTTCCAGGATCTTCCACGATAACAGTTGTAACACCAACATTTTCTGGAGGATCTGTAACAACTGGATATCCTTCACCTACACTATCCATAACAATAGCAGCGATACCACCATTATCATCTAAAACTGCATGACCATGAGCTCCAAATCCTACTCCACATTTATCTGAGAAACTAATAGCAGGTGGTGTCTTATATCCTACACCAGGTATCTTTATGTCTACACCAATAATACTTGCAGTTCTAGTAACACCTTCTGCAATTCCACCTAGACCACTATTCTCTATAATACCACCAACAACAACATTACCAATAGCACCTATTCCACCACCACCAAATATTTGTAATTTAGCATCACCACAATCTTTCTTACCACCTACACATGATCCACCTGCACTAAGATCTTCTATTAGTCCTGCTACTCTGCCAGGTGCTCCAAGAGTATCTGATATACCTTTAGGAATTAAATTACCAAAGTCAGGAGTTAGACTACCAAATTCAAATCCAGTTATAGAATCTATTGCACCACCAATTCCACCTAACGCACCACTAACAGCACCACCAATTCCACCGCCAGGTTTAGCAGTCTTTTTCATTTGTGATGTAATATAATTATATGGGTCAGCACCTTTCTCCATAGCACTACCACCAACTTCATATTTTTTGACTGGAGGACACTTATCTTTATTAGTCTGACCACAATCTAAGAATCCTGAGAAGTCTTCTAGTAAGAAAGCAGAACTTCTCAAAAATTCTGCAACATCTAATCCGCCAGGTAACAAATTACCCAATCCACTCAAAGGTCCTGACATAGCACCACTAATATCATCTATTATATTGTTCATAAATTTTGATACAAAGTTTGCACCAACACAACCTGCAATACCAAGACCAGATGCTAACAAATCTTTTAACATATCTGATACTGTTCCTCTCAATCCCTCTACTACTTTATTAGCTACACATGCTAGAGCATTCTCTGCATTTTTAATATTGACAACTTCTCCTACCTGTGATGCTACTCCTGCAGCATGTCCCAAAGCAAATGACTGAGGTGAATTACCTGTTTGAGCAACTACTTCTGAAAACTTATCTGTATATATTTTATCTAAACCTGCTTGTAATTTTGGTTCTAAGTGATTAAATAAACCTTGAAACATACTACCAACAAATCCATTTGCTTGAGTCTCAACCGCATCACCAACTGCTTTTATTTCTGCTTCTAATTTAGCTCCTGTCATCTGGAGATCTTCTATCCTTTCTGCCATAGTTTCTATCTGCAATACCATTCTAGAAACAGCAGATGGTGTACAAGTATCTGCAATTATCTCTTTCTTACCTGCACCAGATTGATCTACATTCTTTCCTTTTGTACCACTAGAGTTAGTGGTATTTGATTTTTTATTTTGTTCGTTGGTAGTGTCTGGTTTACCAGTCTCTTCTACAATCTCTGTCTTAGGATTTATTTTTATATTACCTGTAAATCCTGTACCAGGTTCAAACTTCCCGCCAAACTCTCCAGAGTTCTTTACACCTGCTGCTTGACCAAAATGTCCAAGAATTGCAGGTACTTGTCCATCATCACCATCTAAAAAGAATCCAAATACAACATCACCCTGTTGTAATTGAGTTGATTTTGAATAGTTTGCAGCACCACTACCAGATGTAGTTGGCAACATACACATTGCCCAAGGCAAATCTTTATCTTCTAGGTCATCTGTAAATGGGTGATAACCCATTATTCTTACTTTATATCTTTGACCCCAACCATCACCATCATCAATCTGATCTTTCTGAGCTTCCCTAGGAGCAACTTGACCGATCCACCATCTGAATCCGTCCCTGCCTAAAAATTGACTGTTGCCCAATAGGGATTCTTCGATTGCCATTAGTCGTCGTATACTCTACATTCAAATGCGTCTGGATGATTATCACAATAAATTTCTAAATGCTTGTCCTCATGACGAGTGTGCCAATCATTTATCTTACCTTCATTAGGATCTACCACCTCATCTTTATGAGATGCTTCGTAGTCTGCATGAACTTCTTCTAGTTCAGATTTTTTATACTCTAACATACCATGATTGATATGTTCTTTTTTATCTTTGGGATCAAGATAAACTTCGTGATCTAAGTCATGTTTAATAGTTGACATTTTTTACTCTCCTGATGTGTCTCGGATAACTTTTAATGCCGAATAGGATCTGTTGCCACTAGAAAAATGACTAATCTCCTTAATGATATATAGTCCACTTTGAGCAGGATCTACTTCATCTTCGGTACTAACTTTAGGGAATGTACACTTTATTATATCACCTGCACATAATTCTGTGTTAAGTCCAACAGTTAATGTTGCAACTTGTGTGAATAAAGAAGCATAACGAGAAATAGATTGACCGACATCTGATAAGTTATCGTTGTTTACTTCTGTTGCTGCTTCATTATCTTTAATTGTTTCTTCTAAGCAACCAACACTGTAGATGCCACTAATAATTCTATTTGCCATTTCTGGTTTGGGAATTTGAGTGGGATCTGCCTCTTCTGATATTGATTTTTCGTCAGAATTTAAACCTTCCTGTTCTTTTGGATAGAATACAGATTGCTCTGGTCTAGTAAATTCAAAGGTATGTGGATTAAAATATATTCTGTATGTTGAGTTCTCTCCTGTTCTCATACCTGCCATCACATCCTTATTATTTGCTATACCATAACTATAAATTTTAGCAAATGATTTTTCTGGATCGTTAAGACCCTCGTTTCCTCTATCATAAACATATTCCATTTTGACAGTTCCTTCTTTATTTTCTTTTGCATCAAATATCATTTTCTCAATAGATTTAAACTGCATACCTTTTCGGGTTTGCCATAGAAAAAATCCTGCGGAATTTTTTCCGACTTCTGGTATTCCTCTTGCTGCTAACATAGGAGCAAGAGAAAAAGGTTTTCTCATGTTACCAATAAAGTTTATACTATTGACTGTCTTTTCAATATCTTCGTCCTCATAATCTGCTTCTAATATATCAAGAAAATCTTTTATAACTTCATCAATTCTTTTTTGTTTATATTTTTTAAGTATCCTCTTGTTTAAATTAACAATACCTTCCTTAGATACAAGATGAAGTATAAAAGTTTCTTTTTGTTTTTCTAATTTGTAATCAGATATTCTATTAACATACATGGTCATTTCAAATACACCAGGCGATTCTTCTCTTTGTTTTTCTATAGGAGAAGTGATATGTATTTTTACTTTTTCTCCTCCCACTATTGGAAGTCCACTATAAATTCCTTGACCGTCTATTGTATCACCACTAGTTACCACTCCCATTACTGCAGTCACAACTGGAGACATTATATCTTCAAAATATTGAAAAGATGACACACCCAATCTAAGGTCTATAGTGCCACCTGCACGACCTGTTATTTCTATTACTTCGTAAGTAGATCCTTGAGTTGCTACTGCTGCCATCTATGTAAATGTAGTGTTTACTGTTTGCATATGTCTTATAACACTGCCACCAGACTGTACTGGTTGAGGCATCATTGGTTCACTTGATTTAGTTACAACTGGTGGTGGTGGTGTAAATGTATTTATTGGTATAGGGATAGTCTTTTTCTTCTTTCTACCCAACATGGCAAGGTCAGTTGCTCTGTCAACCTTTTTTTGTATCTTTGCATTTCTTCTTCCCCTTCCTGTTCTCCTACTTTTTTGTGCACTATCAGCACCTATGAAGTTGAAATGGAATGGATCTGAAACACCTTCCCACTTCCAACCATATTTTGATGCATTTTTTGTCATCCATTTATGTTCTGGAGTATTTACTGCAATATCAAGTGCTCTTCCCTGTACATGTGGTGATGTACCTGCAGGTGCAGGATCTACAACAGTATTACCATCTTCATTTTCGACTAATGTTTCCTGTTGTTCTGGTGTCCTCATAGATGATACAACTGCCTTGGTTAAATCAACACCATCTTCTGCTGCTGCTTTAAGAACTTTCTTCCAACCCTCAGCAGCATCATCGCCAAGATTAATAGGTTTACTGTACATATCCATACCTAAACCTTGAGGAGTTACAACTTTCTTAGCACTCTTACCATCTCCAACACCTGCCTTCTCATCCATCTGGACAGTAAGAGTTCCCTCTACAGTTGATGATGGTTTTTCAATAACTAATTTTGGTTTTGGTTCCTCTTGTGGTTGGATATTATCCGTCATTACCACTTGTGTTTCCTTAGTCTCTTCCTTTAGATTCTCTTTCTTTTCTGTAGTATCGGTATCTCGTTTTAGAGAATCCTCTTTCTTATCTGCTTTGCGTTTTACTTTATGTTCTTCACCTGTTTTTTCTTTTACGATCTCCTCTGCAGTTTGTCCTTTGCTTGTTCTTGATTCTAAATCTTTTTTAGTATCTTCAATCCCTGATTTAGCTTTGTCAACATTTTTGTCAAGTCCTTTCTTAGTATCTTTTAAACTATCTTCTGCTGATTCCATATCAGACTTATTTTTCTTGAGATCTTTATCAAGTGACTTTGAATCATTACCACCACCAATGAGTTTTGCTAATCCTTCTACTATAGGAGATATAATATTAAACAATGTCTCAAACACAGGTCCTGCTACCTTCCAGAACCCTTTCAATACCTTCATTACCTTTTCTAAAAATTTCATTATTTTGGGTAAGTTATTAATAATAAATCCACCTATGATAGCAACAATAGCAGTCAATATTCTCATGCCACCTTTCTTTGCCATCTCTTTTATTTTACCACCTGCCTTTCCACCTCGTTTTCCTGTCTCCTCAAGTTGTTTTTCTGCGTCCTTTGATTGCTGTCTTTTAAGTAATCTAGCAGCATCAATCTTCTTTTCTTGCTCTAGTTTTTGTTCTCTCTCGGATCTCTTTTCAAATGCTTTTTGTAATCCTCTAGTTGTTTCTAGTATCGCATTTAATCCAAAGTTCATTACATCAAATGCCTCAGAAGTAGGCATAAACTTTGGTTTCTTTCTTGATTGTTTAGCTGCTTCTTTAGCGTCTATCTCTGCCTTGATCTGCTCATAAGATTTGGCATTTTTATTTCTTTTTCTTCTCTTTTTTAATTTACCACCACTCGCATCTATCTCTGCCTGTACCTTAGCATCATACTCTGCCTTCTCCTCATCAGACATTTTATAGAATGGTTTATTCTCGACAATCTTAGGCATCAGTTATCACCCCTGCTGATAAGTATGAGAAAAGTACATTCTATAATCATTACCGCTATTAGCAGTTTGTAACTCAGGTACACTTGTAGCATTACCACTATCCATCTGTCCAGTTTGAGCACTTCCACCATCAGTTTTAGTTTGCATTGGTATTACCTCTACCTGTTGTTCAGAGGTATCTTTAGATATATCATTAATCTTAGTAGCATTTGATGCATTGCTAGTGCTTGAAGAAGCTGCTATATCCATGCCACCATTACCTTTAATGTCAGCATCTGTAGTAGCACTAGGTTTATTGAGTAATTTGTTTGGATCAACTGTCTCTCCTCCCTCACTAGTGGTTGCTTTGTCTATAACATCAAGATCTTTTTCTGCCTGTCCTACCTCATCTGACTTAAGATTTTCCTTAGTCTCAGATGAGACACCCTCAATTGTTGATATGTCCAATTCTCCTGAGAATAATGCATCAATTTGTTTTGTATATCTTTCTCTAATTTCTTGTTTTGCTTTAGAAATTTTAGGTCCTGACTTTCTATTTCTACTACCCTTATTTTTAGCTCTTATTTCTTTCTCTTTTTCTTTCATCTCTTTTCTCATATTATCTCTAAGTTGTATAAGTCCATCTCTCTTTTCTACATACTTTGCTACTGCCTCTTTTTGCTGTGGAGTTCCATGTTCTGCTATAGTTTTTTTCTTACTCTTTCTAGTGTTTCTACTACCTGCAACATAGAATTTTTCTTTCTTTCCGTTACCAACAACCTCTATACCTTGGTCATCTAAATTTTGTTTTAATGAATTAAATCCTTCAAGATATTCTTCACCACCTGCTGCCCTAGTTTGTATTGCTTTGATTACAGTTTTAGTTAAAATGACTGTACCTGCGATACCTGCAATCAAACCTATCGCTGCCCAAGCCCAAGGATTCATTAATAATGCCATGATAGCTGGCATTGCTGCAGATAAAGCTCCAGTAATAGCAGTTATTGCACTAATAATAGGTCCTATATTGAGTAAAGCAAATATTCCTGCGACCACTCCCAATGCTTTTACAACTTCCATTCCCATTTTTTTAAATGATTCAGTATCCCCATCCTTTAGGAACTGCATCATCTTCATACCCTTATCAATCAACCATCCTGCAAATATAGCAGTCAATGCTGTAAACAATCTATTTAAAATACCCTTAGCACCTTCTGCTAATTTAGATGTCTTCTTTGTTTTCTCTTTTGATTCTTTAGTATCTAACTCTAAAAACTTCTCTGCACCTGCTTTCTTTTTAGCATCTAATGCTCTTGCATCATCTGTATCACCTTCTTTCTTTTCTTTCTTATCTAATTTTAATTGAGAATCAAGGATCTCTACTATTCCTTTTAGTGTATTATTAATATTGACTAAAGTTCTACTAACTTCATTGATATTTTTTGGGTCAACACCTTCCATCGAAGCACCAGATCCCTTATTACTTTTGGAACCCATGAACTTCTGCGGATCTACCTTTGGTTTATCCTCAGTCTTGGTTAGTCTATTTGAAAAATCAGCCATTTTGCTGCTGTTTTAAATTTTCCTCTTCGATGTAATTTTTTAATAAACTAATATATATTTCCCGTTCCCACGGGATCATGTTTTCAATATCACTCAAACTATATTTATGATGCTGCATGAGGGCGAAGTTGATCTTGTAATATGAAACAAGATCCTCATGGAGCATCGCTAGTTGAAAAAAGCTGCTAAACCCTCCAACTTCACAGTACTTTCTTTTTTAGTCTTAGGATTTGTGACTGTTATTTCATGAGTAAGTTTAGGCATAGTTGTAAAGAACTTCTCCAATTCTTTAAACTGTTTAGAACCCAATCCCTCTAGAAAGTCTACCATTTCCTTCTGCGTAAAGTCTGATCCTGTCCAAGTTTCATCCTCACTAAAGATCATTTCAACACAACTAGCAATCATCTCAATAGATTGCTCAAATCCAACATTATCAACTTGGAAATTATCTTTAATAAACTCATCCAATGAAGGATACTTCATTCTCATTTTTAGTTTATCATCTAAAATAATGTCTTTATCATGATCTGGATCAAATGTCACTCCTATAGCATCTAAATCCACAGTTACTGGTACATTAGTAACACCATCATCAGGACAAGTAACTTGAATGTCTACTGTCTCACCAACAGACTTACCTCGTACATTTAAGAACAGGTATTCAATATCAAATGTTGATAATTTATCAATCTTAATTCCTTTTGTAAGGATACATTGTCCTAGAACTTGCTTAACTGCTCTAGCAATATCTCCAATATCATTACTTTCCATAGCAATGACTAGAATTTTTTCTTCTTTAACCAAGAATGGTCTATATCTAATTTTCCTTTTTGATGAAGGAATCGTCAACTCATAGGTTGGTGCATTAATCTGGGGTAATGGCATCAGTTTTTTCCTTTAACTACACCACAAAGATAAGACATTGTGGATTTCAATAAGTTACCATCCAATTCATCAAACATATACATGTTTAAACGAAATGCATAGTTTGCCTCAGTAACGATAGCATTTACCTGTGATGTTGTAACAGGCAGTTTATTTAGGGTAGCACGATAATTATTTTTAAATTCTTTTTTATCTTCAATATCAGGAAACTTGTAGAAGGCAAGACCTTCATCTTCAAGTTTTAGTGATTTCTCTGCTATATTTTTAAGAATTTGACCACCAGAAAGATCACCAAGATACCTAGTGTAGTGATGTCCTACCAGAAGTTCTGGTTCTTCGTGAGCAACCTCTTGAATACGCTCCATGTATTGCTTACATGCTTGTGAAGGATATATTTTCTCTCGCCAATCTATGCCAAAGAAATAATCACAATCCTCTGATAAAGCATCATGCCTATACAGTTCTGGTATATCCAGAGGTCCTACGATAGGATCATCTTTTAATCTTCTGACCTCTGCTTCTATAGTATGATATATGAAGTAAAAGTTAGAAATTAACTCTCGATAATTCTCTTTGTCTACGACTCCTTTAAGGAATGATGAAACAAATTTAGTGTTCTCTGCTGCTGAATGAGATTTTTTAGTTCCCGACTTCAGTTCTTGTGCAAGTCCCATATCAATTTTTAATGTATATATTATAGCACAGATTAACTACTTTCGCCAGTGGCTGCATCTAATTCTTCTTGAGTCAGTGTATAACCAGTACTTTGAAGACCATCTTCTTTAAATAAACCTGACCTATCTGGTATGCTACCAATTGCAGTACCTGATGTTACATTTGCGTAGTTAGCAGCATATGCTCTACGATCTAATGAACCCATCTTACCAAAATAGTATCTGTCATATGCAAATGTAACCTGACATTCAAGCACTTGGTTACCATCATATGCAACAGGCATAGAAGACACAGCAACTGGAAAACAATTTAAAAAATTATATTCTACACTTCTAAAATGATCTTTGTCAAACTTTTGAATCTTTATAGTATCAACCTTATATTCATCTGGATACTGCATTCTATGGTAATATGCAATATTTGTTCTGTCTACTTGATCATTAGATCCAGATGCTATGAACTCATGCCATAACTCAAAAAATTCTAGTGTTCTATATTGATTATCAACATAAAAAGTAAAAGACACATCAGTATATACTCTTGAATGTGCCATTTTTTCAACAATACCCATTCTTTGACCTTCTACCTGTGCTGTTGCCATAGTAGTTGCAGGTAACTCAGCACTGTTACATAATAATCCTAGATCTCTACTAATAAAGAAGTTAGTGACTCTAGGACATCTTGTATTAATATATCCTCTTAATCGTTGCAGAGCACCAAAACCTGAGAAGAATACTTCATAGTGGTTTGTCGTAGCAACCTTTTGGAATAAACTACGAATTTGTTCTGTCTTTTTAACTCTTGGGTACTTGGGCACAATAAATACCTATGGGAACTTATACGATTATGGCACACTCTGGCATATTTAGACCTTCTAACATAAAAAAGTATAGAGGAGACTATCGTAATATTATTTATCGTAGTTCGTGGGAGAAAGTCTTCATGAGATACTGTGATAAAAATAGTAATATATTGGAATGGGGATCTGAAGAAACTATTATTCCATATCGCTCACCATTAGACCAAAGAATACATAGATATTTTCCTGATTTTTATATTAAAGTTAGAGATAATGGTGGTAAAGCAAAGAAATATATTATTGAAATAAAACCTAAAAAACAATGTATTGAACCAAAAATACAAAAAAGAAGAACTAAAAGGTATATCAGAGAAGTTATGGAATATGCTAAAAATCAAGCAAAGTGGAAAGCAGCAAGGGAATACTGTGCTGATAGACATTTAGAGTTTAAAATTTTAACAGAGGATAATTTGCCAGTATGAGTAGATTACAGGAAATTGTAGATGGAGCGACTGGATTGAGAGATCCAGAAGATATCATGGAGGAAATTATGGAGGCACTTAATGATACTGTGTCACCTATTCCTGATCCTGGCAACTATTACACTTTTGTATATAATGCAAAGACACCTAAGTTAAGATATGATCAACACCCTTTGATTGCATGTACAGATATACAACAATGGGGATTCAGAGGATTCAACTATCATTGGGGTTTGATGAGAAAATATACATGGAATGAAGTAGCAGGTCAAGTTTATCAAGTACAGTCAAATGAATTGCGACATGCTAGGTCATTAAAATATGCAAAATTCTTGCTAAATAGTTAAAAAGAGGTCGATAAACCAATGGCAAGTTTAATGAGATATCCTTCTGACATAATAGATGCTAGTACAGACTATTTCAAGATAGAAATTTTAAAAAATATAAAAACAGGAAAATTAGGTACAGAGACACTAAGTCAATTAGGTACTGGGAGCAACAGAGCAGCTCAAATAAGCGATCAATATACTGATCAACCTGCAAGACATACAATTATATTACCTATACCAGGCAATATTCAAGATAACAATGGTGCTCAGTGGGGAGAAAACAAGTTAAATGATTTTTCTGCAGCGATTACAAAAGGAATAGGTAATATGATAAATTCGGATACTGTTGGAGATGCTCTTAAAAGTCCTGTAAAAGATGTACAATCACTGTTTAAAGACCAAGGATCTGCAGGAAGTGATGTTGCAAACTATGCAAAAATGGTTGCAGCAACAACAGCAGCGAATGCTCTTGGTGCTAATGTCACTCTAGGTGGTTTACTATCAAGATCATCTGGTCAAGTCGTAAACCAGAACTTAGAAATGGTATTTAATGGTGTAACAATAAGAAGTTTTAATTTTGGTTTTGATCTCACACCTAGAAGTAAAAGTGAGGCAGGAATAGTAAAAAGAATAATTAAAACTTTAAAAATACATAGTGCAGCGAAATTAAATAATGATGGTATGGGTTTCTTAAATGCTCCTGATATATTCAGAATAGGATATTATAAAGGAGGAAGTCCTCATCCATTTTTAAATAGATTCAAAACATGTGCATTAACTAATATGTCTACTAACTATACTGGGAGTGGTACATACGCAACATATGAAGATGGTACACCTGTACATATGAAATTAGATATGTCTTTTAAGGAACTTAATCCTATTTACAGAGAAGATCATGAAGAAGTTGAATCAGTAGGTTACTAATGTCAAAACACTATTTTAAACATGTACCAGATATCAGGTACAAAAATCCATTAACAAGTTCTCCTAATAATGACAATTATGTCACTATTAAGAACTTATTTCTAAGAGCAAAACTTAGAGATGATGTTTATTCTGCAGTTACATTTCTACAGTCATATACAATACAAGAAGGTATGCGACCTGATAATGTAGCAGAAGACCTATATGGTAACTCAGAATTAGATTGGATTATATTAGTAACAGCAAATATTATTAATGTGAGAGATGAATGGCCAATGAGTGGTGATGTGTTATATCAATATTGTGAAGATAAGTATGGACTAGCAATAAATGACACAAGACATCATGAGACAGAGGAGGTCAGAAATTCTGAGGGTAAACTAATTCTTCCTGCAGGTCAAATAGTTGATAGAGATTATACAATACCAAATCCATTAGTATTCAATACCACAATAAATCCAGTCGTACCTATCAGTAACTTTCTAGCAGAAACTAGAGTTAATGAACAGAAAAGAAGTATTAAAGTTATGAGGAGAGAATATCTAACTATGTTTATGATGGATATGAAAGAAGCTCTGGAATATACTAAGTCTTCTCAGTTTATCAATAAAAAATTAAAAGATACTTAAATAAGTGCCTCTAGTTCTGCAACACTAGTTGCGTTAGTTATTGTAGTATATGGTACTGCAGGGTTTGATTTAAGAGATGCAGACTCACCCTTCATGTCTGCTATTGATTGTATATCTGCATTTTCTTTTGCAATGGCAAGATATTGTGCTTCTAAAATTTCTGTTGTCTTAGTTTTTGCTACAGTTAGATCTACACCAACAGATTGTAAACTGTGGTCGTATTTCCAAGCATCTCTAAACTGATTAGATGGTAACGCAGATGGTTCAATTAATGAATAGTCGGATGTAGGTATATCTTTTGCTATTACAGCATCATCCGATAGAGGGCAATCCATTGTAGGGATTACTACTCTACAGTTGCCACTGGCATCTGAGTATGCAATAACTTTGTTGCGTGACATCTTTATGCTGCACCTACAGTTGCTGAAAGACTAAGTGCCCAAGGATAAAGTATTAAAACTTTTGCTTTTGCATCATCAGCATCTTTCGCATACACATCTGCAGTAAAATTACCATTTGCACTGTCTGTATATGTCACTACAAAGTGATTTCCTGTGTATCCTGCCATTTTGATAAGTCGATAGAATAAAAAAGAGGGAGTAAATCCCTCTTGTTATTTATATTTACTCTTCAGCTAACTTCTGAAAGTAAGATAGTGCATCATCTTCAGTTGGAGTGTTTGCTACAGGAGTTCTTCCTT